CCGCTTCTGCTCCATCACCAATGAATAATAGAGCTGATAGATTAAGAGAAAAAGCTGGTAAAATATCTAGCAAAACTGAAGGACAAGGTGGTTATGATTATGAAAATCCTAAAGTACAAAAACTTTTAAGCAAAGCTACAAAAGTAGACGAAAGAAGTGGAACAAAGTCTAGAGATGAAAGATCTGGAGAATTAAGAGGTAGAGAAATGGATGACATGATTGATAACAGACCAGATAGTCCTTTTAACGCTTGCGCTAAAGACGAAGGCGGAAGTGGTTGTATACAAGAAATGGGTGGAGCATGGAGAGTAATTAGTAATAAAACAGACAAACCTTGGCCAGCAAAATACGGAAGCAAATCAAAAGCTGAAGCTGCTTTAAGAGGTTATCACGCAGGATAATATGGATACGCTAGATAATATTAGATCAAGTTTTTTAAATAAAAACGGTTTTAAAGTAGGTTTTTCAAATAGATCTCCTTTGAATCAGTATAAGAGCACTATGGCAACTAGTTTTGATTTACCTAAGTTAGATACTGGAAAAAATGGAGTTGGTACAAGAATTGCTGAAGGTGACAATGCAATATCTAACGCTAAAATTAAAGGTGCGTTTGATATTGGTAATTCTATTTCTGGAGCAATGTCAGAAATTGGAACAGCTATTGGTAAAAAACAAGCAGCTAAAAAAGCTAATGAAGAAAAAGAAAAACAAGAAAAAGAAAAAGAAAAAGAAAAACAAGAAAAAGCTAATATAGAAAGATCTAAAATTATACATGGTTTAGAAGATGATAGTTTAGCTCAACAGATTTTAGCACCACATTTAGTTGGAGTTAATGAAGAAGCTAGAAATGAAAAAAAGAGAAATGAATTAACAGGCCAAATAAATAAAGCTTTAAACTTGTAAATTTATGAAAGCAAAAGGATTAGGTGATAGCATAGCAAATTTTACTAAAAAAACTGGTATTAATTCAGCAGTACAAGCTGTTTCTAAAGTTTTTAATAAACCTTGCGGTTGTGCAAAAAGACAAGAAGCATTAAATAAAAAATTCCCTTATAGCAATTCAAAATAATATGCTTAGACTAAAAAATAATTTTACTGTAAAAGCGCCATTTAATAAAGATAACACTCCTATATATAGCACTGATCTTGAAGAAGGAGTTTTAGGTAAAGCTAATAATAACGGTACTATTTTAGTATCAGATAAAATAACAGATCCAGCAGAAAGAAAAAGCGTTATAGATCATGAAAAAGTTCATTTAGATCAAATGAAACGAGGTGATTTAGATTACGATGATGAGAATGTCTACTGGAAAGGTAAAAAATACTCAAGAGCTGAAATGCAAGAAGGTGCAGAAAACTTACCTTGGGAAGCAGAAGCATACTCTAAAACAGATCCATTTAAAAAATACTAAACATGGCATATAATCAAAATAAAAATCCTTTTCAAAGTAAAAGTCCTTTAAATCACAATTTAAGAGACAAAAGAACTGGAGCAAATTATAATCATTTTCATGATCCACAAAATCAAGGTAACATATATTCTTCTGATCAAAAAGTTATATCAGGTAGTAATAAATTTGGAGGAAATAAAGCAAATAGAAGATTTTATGATGAAAAACTTGACGAAAGAGTAAGCGAAGCTGATTTGGCAAGAGAATACGCGGGCCAAATAGCAAGCATGTATAACACTGGAGAATTAATTTCTGGTAACTTTTTAGCTGATGATTTATATAACAAAAAAAGAAAACTATCGATCAAAAATGGTAAGTTACAACTAAAGAAGGGAAAAATGGGAATCGGTGCAGGAAAACAATTTAATCAGAAATATGCTGATGAAGTTGAAGGTTATGATCCTAACGTTGGATACGTAGCTCCTGAAACTCAATATACTGAAGATCAAATATATGATATGATGGTGCAAGGTGGAGGTTTAGTTAGTATTGTAGACGGTCAAATTGTAGCTGGAAATCCTAACCAGGCTATGAGTGAAGGTTATGATCAGGCGAATAGAATTAGAGTTAACGATGATTTTAGAAATCAATATGAAGAAGGAACTGAAGAGGAGTTTAACATACGTGCAGAAAGAAATAACCGACCTGATTTAACTCAACTACAAAGAGATGAATTACAAGAAAAAAAGAATGCAATTTTAGCTAGAAGAGAGCAGGCCGAAGCTAATCAAATGCAGCTAGCAGCTGATAAAAAGATAGCAGCACAAGAAAAAAAGAATGCAATTATAGCTAGAAGAGAGCAAAAAGAAGCTGACCTTATTGCGAGTAGGCAAGCAAAAAAAATAGCAGCACAAGAAAAAATTAATGAAATTTTAGCTAGAAGAAAAGCAGAACAAGGAAATAGCCCAGTAAACAATAATAGTCCTTTACATCAAGAACAAGAAATTGATCCAAGAACAGGAGAAGCTATTCCAGGTTATGATTACGTTCCAGGTGAAGAAGTAATAACTAATAGAAGTGAAGAAGTTTTAGATGATAATGGCAATGTCATAGGTTATAATGATATAACTGATACAACAATTACTAATACAGGAACAATGACACCGCCATCACCACCATCACCACCACCAAATGATCGTCCATCTTTTAAAGAAGACTGTGAAGGAATTGTAATGAACATGGGTAATTCTTCTAAATCAGGATTCTACAAATGCGATATAGATCCTAGTCCTCCAAATCCTAATCCATCACCATCTATAGAAACTCCAGAAGATTTAACTCATAGCTATGACGATTTAACAACTAGCACTGTTTTTAGACCTATAGAACAAAATCCACCAGAACCAATACCTCAAGAAACAACAAGTAGATTTAATTTAAGATCAGCAAGCAAGAAAAAAGGAGGGTTGACAATTGATTGGGATTTAAGTCTTCCACAATTTGGTCCTAAATTTAATAAATGGGTAAGTGACTTGACCAAGTCAGGTAAAAAATGTGGTAATTGTGATTATTTAAGAAGATAATATAATTAATTTGAAAAAGAAATTTAAAGACACTAAGGTTGGTAGATTTTTATCTAATGCAGCTCCAGGCATATTAAACACTGTAGGCGATGTATTGCCAGATAATGGCGTTTTTGGATTAGTTAAAAACCTTATAGACAAAGATCCGGCTTTACCGCCAGAAGATAAAGAAAAAGCTTTATTATTATTACAACAAGATATAGTTGAAATGAAAGAAATAAGTAAACGTTGGGCAAGCGATATGAAGAGCGATTCATGGCTTTCCAAAAACACGCGTCCAATGACTCTTATATTTTTAACTGTGTCTTTAATTGTTTTAATACTTTTAGATAGTGGAAATATAGGATTTGGAGTTGATGAAAGTTGGGTAGATTTATTAAAATCTTTACTCATAACAGTTTATGTAGCTTATTTTGGTTCGCGAGGGGTGGAAAAATTCAAAAAAATGAGTGATAATAACTAAGAGTATTATATTAATTAAATCCAATTAAATGAAAAATCTATTATTAAGTGCGTTAATACTGTTTAGTATTAGCATTCAAAGTCAAGACTTTAGCGAAAAATTAAAAGGAGTTTGGTCAAGTGACGCAACAAGTTATTATGTAGTTATACTGCATAATGAAAAAGAATTTAAATTTACTAATTTCTCTTTTGCAGATAACAACACTATAGAAGAAACAGTTGTTGAACAAGGAGATGATTACGTTAAAACAAAAATTTACAATCCTAAAAATGAATGGAAAGTATTTTTAACTTACAAGTATGTAGACAAAAACACTTTGTCAGTAAAGTTTGAAGGAAGTACTAATAGCACTTCTACATATAGAAGACATTGGGTAATGACAAATTAAATTAAATAAAATGGAAAAAATAAAAGAAATTACAAAAGAAGAGTTAACAAAAGTCAGAGATTTTCAATCAAAACTTTTTGAATTAACACAACAAATAGGGTTAGCAGAAACTCAAAAACATGCTATACTTCACGAAATAGCGGGTGTTAATCAAGATCAAGATGCTGTTAAAAAAGAATTAGAAACTAAGTACGGTTCTATAAATATAAATTTAGAAGACGGTAGTTATACTGAAACCAAAGAAGATGAATAATGTAATTAGAAAAATAAGTATAGGTTCTGATTATAAAAACGAAGCAATGCATTATTCTGTAGGTCAACAAGTTTACGGTGGTCATGAAATATCTCACATACTTAAAGATGAGAAAGATAATTCTTATAATATACATATAAAAAAGAACAATGAGGTTTTGCCATGGAAAAAATTTAATTCAAACATGGCAATATCTATAGAGTATGATTTAGAATACTAATGAATAGTATATATGACTTTATTGTAGAACCTATAGGTGATAGGTATGATAATATAAAAACAGTAGGTGGTAAAGATTTAATACTTAATACTAAAGTTGAATCTTGGAAATTTGTTAATAGACTAGCAAAAGTAATTGCAGTGCCAATAGCTTTGCATACATCTATAAAAATAGGTGATACAATTGTTGTTCATCAAAATATTTTTAGAAGATTTTATAATATGAAAGGCGAGCAAAGCAATAGCAGGTCTTATTTTAAAGATAATTTATATTTTGCTTCTGTTGATCAGATTTATTTATATAAAAACAATACTACTTGGAAATCTTTTGGAGATAGATGTTTTATTGTACCTTTAAAAAATTCTGATTCTTTAAGAAACAGAAAAGAACAACCTAGTATTGGAATAGTTAAAATTGGTAATAGTGTATTAGAAGCATCTAATATTAACAAAGGGGATACTATAGGTTTTATACCTGGTGCTGAGTGGGAATTTATTATAGACGATCAACGTCTTTATTGTATGAAATCAAATGATATTGTAATTAAATATGGAAATAAAGAAAACCAAGAAGAGTATAATCCAAGCTGGACAAGTGGCAGTTGAAGAATTAATAAAAGTAGCTAAAGAGCCTATAATTGATTCTGATGACGATATATCAGCTGATAGATTAAAAAACGCAGCTGCAACAAAAAAATTATGTGTATTCGATGCTTTTGAAATATTAAACAGAATACAAGAAGAGCAAGATATGCTAGATGAAAAGCCTAAAGAAGTTAAAAAAGAAACTACATTTCGTGGTTTTGCTGAAGGAAGGTCTAAATAATGTACGAGCAAACTTTATATAAAATAATAGATGACCATATAAAACCTAAAATAATTAAACAATTAAATAGGTATAAAAAATGGGAGTTTGGTTATAACGCCGAGCATGATGTTGTTGTTATTTCTAAAACTGGTAAAATAGGAGAAATATACGAAATACAAGGTTTAAAAATAGCATTGCCTAAAGCAGAAAAAGTTCATATTTTTGAAAAAGATAAATGGACACCTTTTACATATCCTAAAGTTTTAAGTAAAATTAAAACAGTATTTGATTGGAGAGAATATCCTGTTGAGTTTAAAGAAAAATATTATGATTATATTGACAATGAATTTAATAGAAGAGAAGAAGGTTTTTGGTATGTAAACAAAGGTATTTCTACTTATATTACAGGAACTCATTATATGTATCTACAATGGTCAAAAATAGATGTTGGCCAACCAGATTTTAGAGAAGCAAATAGATTATTTTTTATATTTTGGGAAGCATGTAGAGCTGATGATAGATGTTATGGTATGTCTTATTTAAAAAATCGACGTTCTGGATTTTCATTTATGGCTTCAGGTGAAACTGTTAACATGGCGACAATATCTACAGATGCTAGATTTGGTATATTATCAAAATCAGGTGCTGATGCTAAAAAAATGTTTACAGATAAAGTAGTACCAATATCAGTTAATTATCCTTTTTTCTTTAAACCGATTCAAGACGGTATGGATCGACCTAAAACAGAGTTAGCATATCGTGTGCCAGCTTCTAAGTTTACAAGAAGGTCTATAGTGTCTACAGAAAAAAACGAAGAACTAGCAGGACTTGATACAACTATTGATTGGAAAAACACAGGAGATAATGCTTATGATGGTGAAAAACTAAAACTATTAGTACACGATGAATCAGGTAAATGGGAGAGACCAAATAATATATTAAATAATTGGCGAGTTACAAAAACTACACTTAGATTAGGTTCTAGAATTATAGGTAAGTGTATGATGGGATCAACATCAAACGCTTTAGATAAAGGAGGTGCTAATTTTAAAAAATTATACAATGACTCAGATGTTACAAAAAGAAACGCAAATGGACAAACACGTTCAGGACTCTATTCTTTGTTCATTCCTATGGAATGGAATTACGAAGGATACATTGATTCTTACGGGCATCCTGTCTTCGACACACCAAAAGACCTTGTTAAAGGGCCTCACGGAACACCAATTACAATTGGGGTTGTTGAATACTGGCAAAATGAAGTCGATGGTTTAAAGCAAGATCAAGATGCTTTAAATGAATTTTACAGACAATTCCCAAGAACAGAAGAGCACGCTTTTAGAGATGAAGCAAAGTCTTCGTTGTTTAATTTAACTAAAATATACGAACAAATAGACTGGAACGCAGATATAAAAAGATCATCTGTTATAACACAAGGTAGTTTTCAGTGGACAGGAGGTATTAAAGATACTACTGTTATATTTGTGCCAAATAAAAATGGAAGATTTTTTGTTTCATGGGTTCCACCTAAAAGATTACAAAACAATGTAATAAGTAAGTTAGGCAATAAGTATCCTGGCAATGATACTTTAGGAGCTTTTGGTTGTGATAGTTATGACATATCAGGAACTGTTGACGGTAGAGGATCCAACGGATCTTTACATGGGTTAACTAAATTTAGTATGGAAGACGTGCCGCCAAATCATTTCTTTTTAGAGTATATAGCTAGACCACAAACAGCAGAGATATTTTTTGAAGATGTTTTAATGGCTTGTATTTTTTACGGCATGCCAATACTTGCTGAAAATAATAAACCTAGACTGTTATATCATTTTAAACGCAGAGGTTACAGAGGTTTTGCAATGAATAGACCAGATAAAATTTATAATAAATTATCTATAACAGAAAGAGAAATTGGTGGAATACCTAACTCTAGTCAAGACATAATACAATCGCACGCTGCTGCTATAGAAAGTTATGTAGAAAGTTATGTTGGCCTTAGAGATGATAACACATATGGAGACACATATTTTCAAAGAACATTAGAAGATTGGGCTAAATTTAATATAAACCAAAGAACAACACACGATGCTTCTATTAGTTCTGGCTTAGCTATAATGGCTTGCAATAAAAACAAATATAGACCTGTTCCACAAGTAGTAAGAAAAAATTATGATTTAGGAATAAAAAAATATGATAATAGTGGGTTATTATCTAAAATGATAGATTAAATGAGAAAAGTATATACTAACGGTAATAGCATTTTTCCTAGCCAAGTGGTTAGCGACGCTGAAAAAGCATCCTTAGAATATGGCGAGCAAGTTGCTCAAGCTATAGAACAAGAGTGGTTCAACGTAGGTAGAACAAATGGCAATAGATACCTAACTACATGGAACAATTACAATAGACTTAGATTATATGCTAGAGGTGAACAACCTACTCAAAAATATAAAGATGAATTATCTATTAACGGTGATTTGTCTTATCTTAATTTAGACTGGAAACCAGTACCTATTATATCAAAATTTGTAGATATATTATCTAATGGTATTTCTAATAAAGATTATGATATAAATGCATACGCACAAGACCCTGCTTCAGTTCAAAAACGAACAAATTACGCGGAATTATTAGCTCAAGATGTATTTGCTAGAGATACTATGAAGCAAATAACAGCTGTACTAGGCAAAGAACTTTACAACACTAATGTACCAGAAGATAAACTACCACAAACGCCTGAAGAATTAGAACTTCATATGCAATTAACTTACAAGCAATCTGTAGAGATCGCTGAAGAAGAAGTTATAAATCAGGTATTAGATACTAATAAGTGGGATTTAATTAGACGTAGAGTAAATTATGATTTAGTAACATGTGGTATTGGAGCTGTTAAAACAGATTTTAATGTATCAAACGGTATAACAATTGACTACGTTGATCCTTCAAGTTTAATATACTCTTATACAGAAGATCCTAATTTTGAAGATATATATTACGTAGGTGAATTAAAGCCTCAAACATTACCAGAAATAGCTAAGCAATTTCCAAATTTAACTGATGAAGTATTAGAAAGAATACAACAAAACCAAGGAAACCAAGAAAGTAAATATGGTTTTGGAAATCAAGCTTGGGATTCAAATAGTATTCCTTTATTATATTTTGAATATAAAACTTATAGTCATCAAGTATTTAAAATAAAAGAAACTGAAAGTGGTCTACTAAAAGCAATTGAAAAAACTGATACTTTTAATCCACCTGAAAATGATAATTTTGAAAGAGTAGGTAGAACTATAGAAGTTTTATATAGAGGAGTTAAAGTTTTAGGTGCTAATATATTATTGAAATGGGAAATGTGTCCTAACATGACTAGACCTTTTGCTGATACAACTAAAGTAGAAATGAATTACGCTATATGCGCGCCTAGAATATACAAAGGACGTATTGATTCAACTGTAGGCAGAATAACTGGTTTTGCAGATATGATTCAATTAACTCATTTAAAGCTACAACAAGTTATTGCAAGAATGGTTCCAGATGGCGTGTTTTTAGACATGGATGGTTTAGCTGAGGTTGATTTAGGAAACGGAACTAATTATAATCCTCAAGAAGCTTTAAACATGTATTTTCAAACAGGTTCTGTTGTAGGTAGATCTTTAACTCAAGATGGTGATCCTAATAGAGGTAAGATACCTGTTCAAGAATTATCTACTGGTTCTGGTCAAGCTAAAATACAAAGTTTAATATCTACTTATAATTATTATTTACAAATGATAAGAGATGTAACCGGGCTTAATGAGGCTAGAGATGGTAGCACACCAGATAAAAGCACATTAGTAGGTTTACAAAAACTTGCAGCACAAGCTTCTAATATAGCAACTAAGCATATAAACAACGCTAGCTTATATTTAACTTTAAGAATATGTGAAAATATATCTAAAAAAATAAATGATATGTTAGATTATCCTTTAACAGCTAATGTATTAAAAAATAGTATTTCAACATTTAACACAGAAACTTTAAAAGGATTAGAGCAAATAAATCTACATGATTTTGGTATATTTTTAGATCTTGAACCAGACGAAGAAGAAAAAGCAATGTTAGAACAAAACATACAAGTTGCTTTAAGTTCTGGAGGAATTGATTTAGAAGACGCTATTGAAATACGTCAAATACGTAATTTAAAATTAGCCAACCAAATGCTTAAAATGAAACGTAAGCAGAAGCAACAATATGCTAGGCAAATGCAAGCAGAAGCTTCTCAACAACAAGCACAAGCTCAAACTCAAGCTAGTCAAGCTGCGGCAGAGCAAGAAGTTCAAAAGCAACAAGCTTTAACT